ATAAACTAAAGTTAGTCATTTCTGAATCTTGTATTCCTTGTGCATATAAATGAACTATTGCAATTTTAGATAATTCTGAAACTGCTGTTCGTTGTATTCTTTCAATTGTTCTTGCAAATCTTACATCTTCAGCTGCTAATGTAGCTTTACCATTTACATTTTCTTCATATCCCAAATATGCTCTTGGAATTTTTAATGCTGCAAACATTTTATTCTTTAAGTAATCAATATCATCAATAGTTGCATATTCTAAACCTTGAAGATTATCAATAGATGTTCCACTATCACCACCACGAACAGGAAGATAAAAATCTTCTGTTAGGTTTTGCATATTATACTTTAAGTTATAGTCACCTGTATTCTTATCAACAAAAGGAACTTTCTTCATCTTGTTAATAATTCGTTGCATATAGTTATCAACTTCTGTTGGAGGAATGTTACCGATATCAATTTTGAAAACTCTCTTTTCAGGTGCTCTCATAATTCTATGGATTAACATTGCATCTTCCATAAGAGATAATTGTTTCCACAACCTTCTCCCATTTTCAATCATTGATTTACCATATGGTAACCAGTTTGTATCTGCTAATAATCTGAAATGTGCTATTTCAAAGTTTTCATATTCTTCTTTCCCATTCGGGTCTTCAGTTATTTTAAACTTAACCGAATTTGGATTGGTAGGGTCTGTTCTTTCTAAACGTTCTGTATTGTAAACTGAGTGTGGAGTAACATTTACGATACCCTTTCCATCTGCTACTTCTAAACCTAAGAAGAAATCTCCATATTTACACATATTTCTTACCCATGGCCATAAGTTGAATTCAACATTAAGGATGTCATAGAATAAGTTATCAAGAATATCTTTTACTTTTTCATTATCCGAGTGAATCATTAAAGTATCACCGAATTCGTTTTTTAATGTAGATTCATCTGCATAGATATCAAGTGCCGATGCTAATATCGGGTCGTTATCCATTGCATCATAATCTCTAAAAACTTCTCTACGAACTTGTTGGTATGCCATTGATTGTGCACCACCTGCTTGTTCGAAGAAAGATTTTTGTATCTTCGTGTATCTATCTCTCAGAGAAGATAGATTTGTTTGTTGTCTTTCATCACCGTCAAAAACTTTTCTCTTACCTTGACTATCAATCGTTACGATTGCCTTAGTACGAAATAGTTTTGTTAAACGTCCGAAAAATGAAGTATCTGCCATTTTATTTTAATTTTTTTTAATTTATAACCTTTATTTTTACCATGTTTTACAAGAATTGTATCTTGCTTTATGTTCTTGATAGTTCTTTACTGTATATTCTTCACAGTAATTCTGATTTTGTAATAATAATTTCATAAATGAAATCATACTTAATTTCTCCTCTACTATAAATGTAGATTTATTCAATTAATCTTTTTTCTTACTATCTAGTAACCAACTTATGTCTTCTTCGTGTTCACCTATTCTCATTTTCCATGGATTTTCATCCGTAAAAGTGTTACCACCAAATCCACCTTCAAATCCTGCAGTAGATTGTCCTATTCCACCTAAAGTTTGTTTAGTTAAGTCAATTCCTTCTTGTCTTAATCTAAGAGAAGTATCCCTAACCCACAATCCAATTGATAATGACATTGTTAAATCATCATTATATCCTCTCATTGCCTCTGCCCTATTACCATTCCATATAAATGTAAATAATTCATCTATCATTCTTGTAGAACGTATAGTTACTGATTTTTCTCTTATATATTGTTCTAACTTAGATATAATAAGAGGTCTTGTTTTAGAAGTTGTGGAGAATCCAGGAATCATACCTCGTTCTTCTGCTCTATATTTATTATGTAATTGATGTTCTACATCTACATACTTCAAATCCTTACTCATATAGAATAAGTTCTGATATCCTCTATCAATTACTTGTTGAATTACTGCCCAACCTATATTAGCATTCTCAATTACAAGTAATGCTTGATTATATTCAGTTGCAAGTGCTACCAAGAAATTTCCAAAATCTTTTGTATCTAATTTACCTTTATATTCTGCAACTTGTGTGGAAGCTTCAATATCAATCACATGACAAGCAGAGTAATCACTAGCATCACCACGAGCAACATCGGCAACTACCATATATCCTTTATTGTAATTTGGATATTCCCATTTCCAAAGATTTCCATCAAATCCAGTTTTTTCAATTGGCTCTTGACAATAAGTTTCCTTATAAAACATTAAAAGTTGTGGGTCTATTACAGTATCACCAGAACTAACGAAATCACAATCACATTCTTGTGCGGCTCCTTTTGGTCCTAATAAAACTTCTTGTTCATCTCTCCATGCTTGGTCTCTTTCTGGATGAATTGTCCAATGTAATTTGATATTATTAAATGTATTCGTTCCATCTTCAGAACCTACCCATATTTTGTGGAAAAAGTTTCCAACACCATTTGGTGTAGATAAGATAATTGCATTTCCCCCTGTTGATAGGGTTGATTGTGCAGATATCCAAATATCTTCAATTTTATCAATAAATCCAGCTTCATCAAACACCAATAAGGATAGTGCTTCAGAACGACCAGCATCACTTGCTGCAGAAGTTGCTTTAATTTGAGAACCATTGGAATATCGTAAAGATAATTTATTATCTTCTATTGTATTTTGTTTTAACCACGATGGTAAGTATTGATTCATCACACGAACCTTAGTTACAAGGTTCTTGGCAACTTCTTGTTTAGTTGCAATTACCAATACATTAAAATCTTGATTAAATAACATTTTCCATAAAGAAAATCCCGCAGTTAAGGTTGAAATACCTGTTTGTCGAGATTTTAGGATAATATTATATCTGTGTTTTGTAAATTCGTCAACTGTTCTTTCTTGAAATTGATATAAATGGAATGGAATTTTACCACGTACAGGATGTTGTATCATACAATACTTCTTCATAAAATATGCAGGGTCTGATGCACATTTTTGATATTCAAGTTTTATTATTTCCTTGAGTGATTGTTTGGCCATTAATTCTTCTTCTTAAATGAAATTTTCCAATATAAAGAACCACCAATGTAAGGTGTTACGGTGTTATTTGAATTTAATACACCCAAATCAAGTCCATATACTTTATCCTTTTTGTCTTTATATAAAACACCGAACTTTGCGCTTCCTATAAAATCAATTTTATTAAAACCAGCACCTATTCCATAATAGAATTGTCTTTTAGGTAACTCTTTAACAACTTTTGTATTGTATATTGTTGGAACTTGGAAGTTCCATTGAATGTTTCTACTAACTATTTGGTTTTGAGATATTGTATCGGTAAGAATACCAAATCCTAATGTTGGATTGGGTTTTGTTCCTACTGAATCAATTGTAATTTCAGGTGCAAATTCATAATCTAATTTTAATGTATCTTTAACTATATATTTTGAATAATAATCTTCTATTATTTTAAGTGAATCTACATCAGCTGGTATTTCAATTACCTTTTCAACAACTCTATCTACATACTTGGGTACGTATTTTTTTACCTCTACTATTTTTTCTACAAAAACAGTATCTATCTTTTGTGAAAGTAGTTCGTAATCTTTTCCATCAACTTTTACTATATCTTTTGGTGGTTCAACATCACCACTACAAGCTCTCATTAATAATATAACCCCTATTAATACTAAAATTAATATTTCTTTGAAGTATTTTTGTAATATGTTAAATATAATGCTCATAATTTTTTACCCTTAGTTCTTCAAAAGCATCTAATCTTTTGGTTTCCAATTCTTGAATTTCTTTTGTACCGAAATCAATCATTTCCTGTATTTCAGATTTAACCTCATCTAATGATTTTGGTAATTTCCATTTTTCAACAGTCCCATCTTCGTTAACATATTCGTATTCTTCTTTAACTTCTGAGAGAGATTGTGAAAGTTCTTCTAATTTTTGCTTTCCGTAAACAATCATCTTTGTCCATACTTTATAATTCTGATATGGAGCAAATAAACCTTCAACTTTAAGTAAAGTTTCCTTTTCAGATGTACAATTTAGACAAAATCCACCGTTTTCAATAAACTTTCTATCTTTATCAGATTTTTTTATTGTTTTACACGTGGCATTTTTACATTTACCTTTTTCTTTAAGATATTCTCGTATTTTTTGAAAGGCTTCGTGATTCTTACCTGTCTTTATGGTATATCCTTCTTTCTTTTCGAATTTGTGATTAGTGTCTTCCCAAACATCACCAACAGCATGAGAGGATTCTGCCTTATCATAACCAATGGTGGTGTTTTTATCATATTCACCAGTTTCTACCATATCTACCAACTTTCTACGAGTTGGATGCATATATTTCTTTTTGAATTCTTTACTCATTATCACACATTAGGTTATGTTGTTGTATATAAATATATAAAAATGAAGAAACCGTAATTTTTAAAAGAAAATACCCAGTATTTGATTTACGGATGCGAATGTACCTGTAAGTTTAAAGGTGTTTCCATTATATAAAAATACAATTCCCTCATTTGGAACAATTTTCTTAGAACCACCGATTGAATTTAATCGTTGGAGTTCTAATTTAAGTTTTCCTATCTTTTTTGGGTCTCCTGATTTCTTAACATCTTTAATTGTCTTATCAATTCGTTTTTTCATATCACGAACTGCTTTATCGGGATTTACAGTTAATGCAGATGAAGTAAATTCTAATACTTCAGCTCCTAATCCTAAGAATATCTGTTCAAACTTCATTACATTTTTCTTGGATATCTTAATTTGGTCTTGTTTATCTATTTTCTTAGACCATTCTAATGTTTTCTCATCAGTAATGTTCCGTTTATCTAATCTAAATCCTTTATCATAGAATGCCCATCTTTTAACTAACCCCATTTTAGTTTTGTTATCTAATGTTGATGGTGAATTCTTATCTACCCATTGAGACCACCATGCTTGATGATAGTCAGCAACACCATCGGTATCTTTTAAACTGAATTCTTTTTGTAGTTTAGATATTTGTGAACTATACTGAGATCTTTTTTTGGATAGGTTTTGAGATTTGGGCAACTTCACAACAGGTGGTCCCTGTATGGTATAATTATCTTGAACATCTTTATTTACTTGTTTAATCATACCAGCTAATACTCTGGCCGCATCACCATTCTCTCCTATTGCTACACCATCTATATCAAATTCCATTGTTCCATGAAATACAAGTAATGCCTGTCCATAAGGAATTACATTAACAGATGTTGGATATATTACTTCAAGATTCATAAAACATGCACCTTGTTTAAAAATTTTATCTCGTTGTTTATCAGAAAGAGATTTTATTGAATCGGATAGGTCTTTCATTGCAAAGTTATAAGCCTTTTCTAATTCACCTCTACCTTGAAACTTATCAGATACACCTTTTATATCTAAAGCATTCTCACCTTTATTTTTTAAATGTCCTTTATTACGAGCAGCAACTAATCTTCCCTCTTTCCAAGAGATAGCTAATGCTTGACCATCTGTTTTTTCTCGTGTGAATTCTAATGTACCCTCTAATGCACGATTTACTATATCTTTAAGTTGTCCAAATGTTAAATTGATATCAGTATCAAATGGGTGAGACATATGTCCATACGCACCACCTTCTGTAATGATAGATTCCTTAACAGCTTTTCTTTTACCAGGTTCAATAGTATCCATATTAGCACCTGTTCCCATTTTTACATATGAAGATGTTTTATGATAATCATTAAATGCCTTTTGAATACTTGATTTAGATATAAACTTAACTGGTTTTGTTTTATCACTAACAGTTGTTGGTAATGAAGAATCTTGGTTTTTATAATAGGACTTATCTAATTCTTTTATATGAGTTATTTTATTATCTTTCTTCCAAGCCTTCTTATTAAATATTATATTATCCTGTACCATCATTATCATTAATGCTCTACCGAACTTTAATTTATCTTTAATATGAGTAAATTCTTTATTATCTTTTCTAGCCCATTTGTACCATAATGCCGATAGATTTAAAAACATCTTTCCATCATTATATTTATTTTTTAGAAGTTACCTTTTAAACATTCCTCTATTTTTGTATGCATATTTTTTAAAATCTAAATATACAAACTCATTAGGAGTATCCATTGGAAATGGTTTACCTTCTTTAACTGGT